TATTATTGGATATTCTTTATTTGCTTTAGACATTCAAGTATTGAAACCTGAGTACAATGATTACATGCCAACAATGATTAATTCGAAGGTATCTAATGAGACAAAAGTTCTGGATTAAATGGGATTTACTCGAAAGAGTAATGAGAGACAAAACGATCACCAAAGCAGAAAAGATGGTGATGTTTGAATTAATTAATTGTTATAATCTGAAAACAGAAAAGTGTTACCCATCGATTTCGTTCTTAGAGAAGAACACCAACCTTAATCGAAGAACTATTAGAAGGAGTATTCAAGAGTTGAACAAGAAGAACATCATACAGACAGAACTTAAACATGGTAAGCAGCATCATGGTATTGATTTTGATTGGATGGGGTCAGAAAAGTCCAGGGGGGAGGGTCTACAGACCCCCCCAGGGGGGGTGCTACGACCCCCTCCATCTAAAACAAGTAATAAACAAGTAATAGAAACAAGGAAGGAAGATACAGATCCAAAGGTAGTTAATATTCTTTCAGCATTTAAGAAGAACACAAACTTAGCCTATCGAACTGTTGTAGATGGTCAAAGGAAACGTAAAGGTCAGGATAGAAGTTATTTGATGAAAGAGATGAGAGCTAATTCCAGAGATCATCAGTATGAGGTCTGGGAGAGGTTATTGTTGTATGGTGATGAGTTAGAGCAGCAACAAGCAATGGAGTTCGCTAGAAAACATCTAGGAATTAAATGGTAGTCTGATATGGTGGGTAGACCATTAAAGAAAGTTATTTGTGGTGCTAGAAGGAAGTATGATGGCAACCCATGTCAAGCAAAGGCTAGAAAGAATGGAAGATGTTACCTCCATGGAGGTATGTCGACTGGAGCATTGACCATTGAAGGTCGTATTAATGCTTTAATGGGATTAAAACAGTTTAAAGGATGGAGTAAAGAAGATGTTATCCGAAAAGCAAAAGAAAAGAATTATTACAGAATTAATGATGGGGAAGACGTTGACATCGATCTGCAGAGGGAAAGACATGCCATCGCTTACCACCGTCTACCATGGCACGAGAGAAGACGAAGATTTCAAGAAAGACTTGAAAGAAGCAAGAATGCATGGAGCGTTGACAAGACTAGACGAGAGTCAGGATCAGATTGAAGAGTATCAGAGAAGGAAGGATTTGACTCATGTGGAGGTTACATTGTTGAGGGATATCCTTCATAACAATCGTTGGTATGCTAGTAAGTTGATACCTGCATTTAATGATAAGGTGGTCAATGAACACAAAGGTGAGATCAATCATGTGGTGGTGAAGTGGAAGGATGATAGCAATTTGAAGGAGGTCCAGTCGAGCCACGCATATGCGATAAGTGGTACGAGTGCAGAGGATACAGACCACCCTACAGACCAGAGTTTAAAAAGCATTGGTAATTCTATAGAAAGTACCAGCTTAGATGGCTGAAACCTTATTGCTGCCACGCAAAAACGCTATATTTCTTAGGGGGGTATCGTTTTTCAGGCAACACCCCCCCCCACCCCCCGGAAAACTGGTGGCGGTTTATAGCGTATATATACACCCGAATTACAACCCTAGCCTTAGACAATGACTGAACCAGAAATCAAAGTTAAACTTATTATCGATGAAGAAACTAAAAGAGTTGTCTTAGTGTTTGAAGACTTTGATAGTATCCAACAGAGTAGAGACTTCTGTACATTTATAGCTGATTACCTCAATATAAAGATTATTGATGAGAATATTAAAGCCACAAGGACCTTACATTGACCACTAAAGAAATAACGATTGATTATACCCCTCGACCATTTCAACGAGAAATCCATGAATTAATGAGCCAACATCGTTTTGGTCTCTGTGTCATTCATCGAAGAGCAGGGAAGACCCACGCTGCGGTCATGGAGATGATTAAACATTGTTTTACTAACCCCTTAAAGAATGTTCGAGTTGCGATGATTGCACCTCAATTTGCGATGGTTAAAAGAATAGCTTGGGATATTGCCAAAGACTATTCTCGACCTATCCCCGGGGTAAAGTTCAATGAAACAGAACTTCGTATTGATTATCCTAATGGAGCGAGAATGGTGCTGCTCGGAGCAGAACAAGCGGATAATTTGAGGGGTCAGTACTTTGATATGGTAACTTTCGATGAGACCCAACTCATTAATGAGAATGTTTTTCCTGAGGTAATCTTACCTGCTATTTCGGATCGTGCTGGGAAATTTTTATGTTTAGGAACTCCCTTAGGAACAAGGAACTATTTGTATAATCTCTATAAGAAAGCACAAATAGATCCTGCTTGGTTTGTTCGAATTTACAAAGTGACTGATACGAACTTAATTGGAAAGATAGAATTAAAACAAGCTCAAGACAACATGACTCCTGAACAATATGCTCAAGAGTTTTTATGTGATTGGTCTGCAAATATATCAGGTGCTATTTATGGCAAAATAATGGATAAGATGGACTCACAAGGCAGATTAACATCAGTGCCTTATGATCCGGGGTACTTAGTTCATACTGCTTGGGATCTAGGAATAGCGGATGCAACAAGTATTGTCTTTTTTCAAAAAGTAGGTAAAAGTATACATATAATTGATTACCTGGAGAAAACAGGAGAAGGGTTACCATGGTTTGTAAAAAAATTAAAAGATTACCCTTACAATTATGGAAAGCATTATGCACCGCATGATATTGAACAAAGAGATTTTAGTAATGGAATATCGAGAAGGGAGACTGCATATCAATTAGGATTAACATTTAAGGTAGCTCCTAAGTTAGCTGTCGAAGATGGTATTCATGCAGTACAAATGATGTTAGAAAAAACTTGGATCGATAATCAACGCTGTGAGCATTTAATTGATGCCTTACGCAGCTATCATCGAAAGTATATTGATAAACAAAAAATTTTCAGTAAGCCAGTCCATGATTGGAGTTCTCACCCTTGTGATGCCACAAGAACGATGGCTCTATGTTTAAATGATAATATGGATAATGTCACTCCGCCACAACAGTTGGCACAAAACCAATATAACATATGGGAGAACTAAATGGGATTTTTAAGACCTAAATCACCTCCACCCCCTCCTCCAATTCCGGAAGCTCCTGCACCTTTACCAGAAGCACCAACTCCTCCAGGTGTTCCTGTAACGGATAAACCAGTAGGAAGTCCTATAGAAACTACATTAGATACTTCGGAAATGGATCAGGAATTAATTGCAGGAAAGAAAAAAAGACAAGGAAGAAAATCAACAATCTTAACTTCGTCTTTAGGTTTAAGTGAACCTGCAACGGTGAGAAGAAAAACTTTATTAGGATAGAATATGGGAGCAGACACAGCAGGTAAATCATCAGGCGGTGGAGCAAGAAAAACTCCAGTACAAACGTATGAGCAATTCAAAACTCCTGAGGGAAGAGAAGCAGCTTTACAACGTCAAAAAAAGATTAAAGAAAGCACCACAACGAAGACAGGTGCATTCGCTAATCAAGAAGCAGAATTAACAAAAGCTGGATATAAACTCAGTGAAGATAAAAGTTCTGTCTTAACAGAAGATGGTAAAACGGTAGCCGGGGTAACAGATAGTGGTCAATTATTTTCTGGTAGTAAGAAAGTAACTGACATCATTAAAAAGTCTCAACCTAAAACTTTCGATCAAACTCAAGCAATGAGTAAGGATGATCGACAGTTAATGAGAGAAGGAACAACCTATTCTGTTTTAAATGATTTATCGACAAGCTCTGGGGGAGAAGTTTCTAAGTTAAAAGAATCCCAATTACAGAAATCTTTAAATTATGGAAGAGGAATACAATATTCTCCAACAGTCTTAGATCCAACAAGAACAGTTGCTAGTACTCCTACTCTTAAAGAAGTGGGTGGGGATATGATGAGAGCTGCTTTTGGCGGACAAGCCAAACAAACAATACCGGGATTAAGTGTAGCGTATCAACCAATGAAAACAGAAGGAATTTTACAAAATTTAAAAACTCCTGGAATGATTTTTATTGAAGCCTTAACTGATGCAATGAAACCAAAAAAGAAAACAGTCGAGACAAAGATTGGTAGTTCTTTATTAGGGGGAGAAATAACAGGGTCGACAGACTCTATTTTAGGGAATAGTGTAATTAAATAATGGATACAAAATTTTTAATAGACTCTTATCAGCAACTAAAATCGATAAGACAGAACTGGGAAAATCACTGGCAAGAGTGTGCGGATTACACCTTACCGAGAAGAGCAGATGTAACCAAAAGAAGATCAAGAGGAGATAAAAGATTTGAATTAGTTTTTGACTCCACTGCTATTCACGCTGCAGAACTCTTAGCTTCTTCTCTCCATGGGATGTTAACCAATGCTGCATCTCCATGGTTTCATTTACGATTTAAAGATGAAGAAATTAATGACAATGATGAAGCGAAAGAATGGTTAGAGTCTAGTAGTCAAGCAATGTATCAAGCATTTGCTCGATCTAATTTTCAACAAGAAGTTCACGAATTATATTTGGACCTAGTGGTTTTTGGAACAGGGTCAATGTTAATTGAAGAAGATGAAGAAGAAACAATTAAATTTTCCACAAGACATATTTCTGAAATTTATATTCAAGAAAATACTAAAGGAAGAGTCGATACTGTTTATCGATATTTTAAAATACC